CTGCTGCAGGATAGACTTCCTTTAAGTGTACTTTTTTCGCATTGCTCTGGCAGATGATGAATCTTGCCTGATCAAGAATGTACTTTCCATCAAACGGATACACCTTATAGATGTCTCTTGCTATCTGGGATAATGCCTTCTGCTCTTCAGTAAGCGGCATTCCCTTAAAGATTCCGTTATCACCACAACGGATTGCATCTTCCTGGTTCTTTGCAAGGTGTGTATCCTGGGGAACTATCTGAATGTCTGCTCTGACATCTCCGGCAATTCTATGAATGGCTGCAGCGATATCAAACTTATCAAGTTCAGCTGATGTTTCAATAATTACATGAGCCTGCCCATGACCGATAAGCACCTCAACGGCAACCTTCGGATTTTCTTCTTTTGCATAAGCCAAATCAACAATGGCACCTGCTATTCTGCCAGCCACCTTGTCAGGATGGCTTGGATTTACTTTTTCGATCATATTATTTTCCTTCCCTTGCTCTTAGGAGTCTTTCCATCAAGTCATTCTGTGGAGCAGCATCATCGTAATCTGTGCTGCAGTTCTCCTTCACAATCTGAAATATTTCGTTCCAGAGCCTTACTGCCTGGTTCATATAGTTGATGCCAATGTTAATGAACGGAGATGGGATTGGTTTCTGTGTCGTTGGATGCTTTGAAAGAAATCCCAGCTTGTTGGTCATCTCTTCGCACTGAATCCATCTTGCAGAACACATCGCATATCTTTCCAACAGCTGTGGGGATACCTTCGATGAGCATCCGATCTTGTTTAGCCAGTTCCATGTTTCCGTATAGATTTCGTGAGCCTGCAGTTCACTTCCGTCTCTCTGTTCTGCAGACAGGAAGTCGTGTGGCTTTGGCATCTCCACACCTTCCACTTCAGGAATATCCAGGACTTCTAATTTTCTGCCACCGGGATTTCCGTTCTTTGCTTTTTCGGATACAGCCGTTTTCTTGCGACCTGCACCAGGTCTTGCACCACCACGGCCACCGATGTTATTCGATTTTGTAGGCACGTTAAGTACACCCTCCTTTAATTACCCTTTTGATTTCGCATTTTTCACACGCAAGACCCCACGCCGTTTCCCGGGACCTTAATGCGTTTGAGATTTGAACCGCCCCTGGGGTTACTTATCATAGCTGTACACACGATGTTTTTTGCCCCCTTGATAGTCACCACGCTCTGCATGAATCTTTGCATGACATGACTTACATAAAGCAATGAGGTTAGACCTCTCATGTGTTCCACCTTCTGACAGTGGCAGCTTGTGATGAACCTCTTGGGCAGGCACAAGGATTCCTTTCTCAAAACACAGTTCACAGAAAGGATGCTGTGATACATACTTGTCACGGATACGTTTCCATGCTCTTCCGTACCTACGGCGTACAGCTGGATCTCTGCCATACTTCTCGTAGGAAGCAGCCGCCTGTTTCTCGTGTTCCTTGCAGTACCTTCCATCAGTAAGGTTTGGACAGCCGGGGTAACCACACGGTTTCTTCGGTAGTCTCGGCAACTTCTCCACCTCCTTATGGGCATAAGAAAAGCCCTGCAGGTTTCCCCACAAGGCTGTAACTCATTCTATTTTGCTATTATAAGTATAGCACATCCCTTATGCGACTTATAGATGAACTCGGGGTGAACTAGGGTGAACTGGGGTGAACTCTTTCAAAGTTTTCTATTGCTCTGTTATGAATTCGCTGTGTCCACCTCAATGTGTAATGTACCTTCGTTGCAATCTGGTTCATTGGCATAAACATCAAGTATCTGTAGCGAAGGATAAGCTGCTCATACGGGTCTTCCAGTTTATCGATTTCTGCATCGATTTCCTTCTTCATATCTTCAAGCTTTTCATAGTCCGCTTTTATCTCTTCTTCCAGATCACTGATTTTGCCAAGGTATCTTACAAAGGGAGGTTCAAGATTTCTTGTTCCCGAAAACTTCTCTTCAAAGCTTGGAGAAGAAACACTTGTCGATAATTCCTTATAGCATTCCAGCTTGATAAGCTTATCGTTAATCTTGTTATTTAGAATGAACGGTCTGTTCAGATAATCTTTAGCCGTCATAAGCACCACCTCCGATTCTCGCCTTAACCGCATCGATAAGATCTGTCTGTGTTTTCTCTTTCAGCCTTAGTGCCTTCATCACATCTTCATCAATGGTATCCTTTGAAATAATGTGGTGTATGACAACCGTGGATTTCTGCCCCTGTCTCCATAACCTTGCATTGGTCTGCTGATAGAGTTCCAATGACCAGGTAAGACCGAACCAAATGAGGGTCGAACCACCACTTTGCAAATTCAAGCCATGTCCGGCACTCGCAGGATGGATAACAGCAATCGGTATCTCGCCGTTATTCCAATCCCTGATATCCTTGGAAGTCTTTATTTCACGAACCTTGAATCTTTCTCTGATTCGCTCCAAATCGTGGTTATACCAGTAAGCTACAAGTACAGGTTTGCCATTTGCACCTTCAATTAAATCTTCAAGTGCATCAAGCTTACGGTTATGAATATGAAAGACCTCTTTTTCTTCGTTATAGATAGCACCATTGGCCATCTGCAGAAGTTTGCCTGAAAGCTGCATTTGCAGCATCAATCTCTTCATCTTCCAAAGACACAACCATTTCCTGCCTTAATTCGTCATATACAGACCATTCCTTTTCTGAAAGCTTTACTTCCACTTCGTTCATAATGCATTCAGGCATTTTAAGGAAATCTGCCGACTTCATAGAAATCGTTATATCCGATATCAGTCTGTAGATGGCATCTTCCGCACCTGGCCTTGGTTTGTAGGAAAATATCATCTGCTGATTTCGTTTATCCGGCACAAAGAAATTCATACGATAATGTGTGATGTATCTTCCGAGCCTTTCTCCCATGTCAAGGATTCTGAACTCTGCCCATAAATCCATAAGTCCATTACTGCTTGGAGTTCCTGTAAGACCCACGATTCTTTTTACCTTTGGTCTTACTTTAAGAAGGCTCTTAAATCGTTTAGCCGATGCAGACTTGAAAGACGATAATTCATCAATGACAACCATATCGAAATCGAATGGAAATCCACTCTTATTGATAAGCCAGTCGACATTTTCTCTATTGATTAAATAGATACCTGCACTTTTTCTTAATGCCTCTTTTCGCTCCGACTCTGTACCTATGACCAATGAATAGGTCAGTCCCTTTAAGTGATCCCACTTTTCTATTTCAGCAGGCCATGTATCTCTTGCTACTCGAAGGGGTGCAATGACCAGAACCTTCCCAACCTCAAATCTGTTATAGAGAAGTTCAAATATAGCCGTTAAGGTAATCACACTCTTTCCGAGTCCCATTTCTAAAAGGACTGCTGCCACAGGATGTTCCAGTACAAAGTTCGTTGCATAAGTCTGATAATCATGAGGATTGTATTTCATCAATGACACCCCCAATCACATCAATGTTATCAACCACATAGCAGGGAAACCCCAAAGCTGATAACTGTTTCATTCTTCTTTTCTGTAAGGCTCTTGGTTTCTTGCCAGGAGCCTTGAGTTCTATAAAAGCCATTCTCCCTTTTGGAAGAAGAACCAGTCTGTCCGGCACTCCGTCAAATCCGGGAGATGTAAATTTAATACAGAAACCACCTGCAAGCTTTACAGCCTTTACAAGTTTCTGCTCTACTTCTTTTTCACGCATTCGTGCCACCTCCATCAATGCTGAATTTGATGGTGTGACAGGGTAAGACTGTCATTTCCTATACTTTATATATAGACTTAATTTTTTTACTCTATAGAAAAGGATAGTAAATAGCCGTCATTAACTGTCACACCTACTGTCATTACTCTTCTTCCATAAAGTCCGTCTTGAGTCTTAAACCTTTAATGTATCTGCCTTTACGGTCACGGTATCTTTCAAATCCGACCGTTTCCAAGGCTGTGTAGAAATCCGTTGTACTTCTTGTAAACTCACCCACCTGGGTACAGAAGATTCGATACTCGTTATATACCTCGCTCGACTTTGCCACATAGGCAGGGTCAAGTTCGCATCGTTCACTTAAGAAGTAGGAAAGCCAGTCATTACTTTCCTTATAATGCTCAATGGCATCACGCACCTTCTGTGGCGGGTCGATCTTGTAATTGTCTGCGATTACCTTTCTTGCACCTTCGATAACCCATGTAAGGATTGCTCCGCCTGCCTTTTCAAACAGATAATCTGCATTCTCATTCAGCTGAGGGATCTGCTCATTTTGCGAATCTTTATCCTTCTGCCACAGTTCACTCTCATCATTATTCTTCTGCTGATCCTTTCCCGTGGTATCTTTATTATCGGAAAAAACGACCTGATTGACCTGCAGGTTCCTGTCAGACGCTTT